CTTCATACCGAATCTCTGGTTTATATGCATCTACATCAGAATATACTTCTGACTTCAGACAATCAACAAGAGATTCAAGGTTTCTGATGATTAACTTAAGCTTTTCTTTATCCATCTTGATTAAACCTCACAAAGGCAATTATAGTCAAAAAAAAGAGGAGTGTCAAGCACTCCTCGTAAATTATATTACTTACTCAAAAGTAAAATTTCAATATAAATCAAATATATAAATGCCACCGAAGCACCTGTAATAGATGCAATCGTAGCAATCATTTTGCTGCTCCTGCATTTACTAGCAGTGCTTGGTGACGACGTTGCTCTTTCTGCTTTTGCTCTTTAATGAGTTGAAGTACATTGAGTTTCTTCATCACTTATGTCCCTCCTTAGTAAACTTAACACCACGATAGGTTTCGTTGTACTGTTGAGGTTGCTGCATCATTTGCTGTTGATACTCCAGACGCTTTTGAGTATCATACTCTACGCCTCTGTATACGACTTTAGACATTAGGATTTCCTCCAGAATGAGATGGTTAGTCCCGTTCCTTCGGGCGGTTTGCGTTCGCTATTTGTGAATAGCGAATGAACGTCCCGTTCCGCCGTCCTACTTGCGTCGGATTTCTCCGATGAACGTAAGGTCAGTATAGACCTGTTAGGTTATATATACAAATTTTTTTGTAAAAAATGATACAAAAGTTATCTTTCAATATAACTTAATGTATGATCTTTAGCATAGAGCTGATGAATGATCATATCGCATCCAATCTTTGGATTACAATCACCACAAGTATAAACATCTACTGCTGCTTTACCTTCTTCAGGCCATGTATGAATACTGATATGACTTTCAGAAAGTAAACAAATTACAGTAACACCCTGTGGATCAAACTTCTTTGAGATAGTTTGAACCACAGTAGCACCACTAGCAACTGCTGCGTTTTCTAATAAGTCAATAAGACAACGTTCATCGTCCAAAAGAACAAACGAACATCCATACAAATTTAAAAGATAATGCTTACCCATTCTCCTCAGATTGTTTTAATAGTTCACTCACATAGGTCTCAGTTCCATCCATAGTCTTAACTGCAAATAGAGGAGATTTCATATACTTTTTAACTTTTTTATATTTTTTTAGAAGTTTTTTTACTTCATTTTTATTGATTGCTACTTCAATCTTTTCTTCACTAAAACCTTCACTCATCTTCCTTTCTTTTTCTTTTCAGGTTGTTTCAATCCCCACAGTTTAGGATTTGTTCTTCCGTATCCAAAATCAATTTTTTGAATTGATTTTGGACCCAATCTGTCATAGTACATATCAAAAATACGAACTCTTGATCCTCTTACAAGATCAAGATGTTCTTCATCATCAACATTATACCAGATCAAATAAGCATCATTAGGATAAGAAGTATCTTTTGCTTTGTCAATCGTAGTCTTTTCTAAAAGGACCTCGCATCCATATTCATGGGGCAGAACTTTTTTTTCTTTTTTTGAATATTCTGCCATTTTCTTTTTCTCCTTTGCAACTACTGTCATGAGCGACCACCCCAAACAATATCTGGATAAGCCTCTTTCACAATATCAAAAGATATTTTATATTTATTCGTAAGTTTTTTATCTTTAACCAAACATACAATTTCTGCTTCAAGAGGATGAAGTCCTTGAAGAATGTTAATAAACATTGTTTCTCTGCGAAGAGAACTCAACGAATTATTACCACCTTTTACAAAATTAAAAAACATAGTATATTCTCTTCTAATTGATGATTTTCCCTGATCCATAGAACCAAGAGATTTTGAATTCAATTCGCTCATTTTAGAAACAGCATCTTCAATTTTTTCACTAAGAGTTCCACTATAAGATGTTTGTTCTCCAGTGCTTGCATAAGGAACATCACCTTCAGGAAGAAGAGAAATCACACTTTCATCAAAGTTCCAAATAAAAATTGTTTTCAATGAGTCATGCTCATAAGTCTTTAGAACTTCTACTTTTTTTGCATTACTTTTTTGTTTTGAAGCAAGTTCTAGAACTTCAAATACAAAAGGATTTGTCGGAAGAGTTTCAATTGTGTTTTGAGTTGTCTTCTTCCTCGTCGTCATAGTCATAATAGTTTTCGTTTTCAAATCTTACTGATACTATTTCGTCAGGAATTACCTGACCATTTTCATCAAAAAACTCTGGATGTAAATACGGAGGTTTTGATTCTTCTAAGTGCCTATAGGTTAACCAACCTATTATACTTCCAACCATAAAAAAGAGCAACGTGAACATTACAGAGAATGTAATTACATATGCTGTTTCCATTTGTTTTCTCCAGAGAGTTTATTTTCTTCTGACATCAAAGTGAAATTCTATAAAGAAATGAAACTCTCTGCGGAAAAGAGAGATCATCTTACCAAACTTCACTTGAAAAGTTTTTGGTTTTTCTGATCTTCTCCTCCTATTCCTAAGTAGTAACTCAACACCTCGATTAATTTGAGGTTCTGACTTATTTAGTTTCCTTTTTTCGTCTTCCTGGTCTCTTGTCATGATTATACTTCCAGGCATCTTCAAGTATATTATAAAGATAATTTCTTATCTTTCTTGCTTGTGGTTTTGGAATATGTCCATACCCTTCACGAAGTTGTTTATGCATTTCATCTGAACCACCTTCCAGATAATCGTCTAAATCCTTTACTAAATTACTAATTTCATTTGCAGTATAACTTGCAATAAATTCTTCTACTTCATATTTTTTTGTTCCACGAATTTTCAAGTAGTCATAAAATTTTAAAACAAACTGTCCATTAAAAGCATAATCAATTGCTTTCTCAACATCACCATAAACTTCGTGAAATGTGCTACTCATTAAACCAAATTCTGCTCCTTCAGATATTGAACAGTATCAGTACATCCTCCAATATGTTTATCGTCAACGATTACTTGTGGAAAAGTAGATCCTTGTCCAAACTCTGCATAGAATTCTTCTCTTGTAAAATCGGTATCCAATTTATAAACTACATGTTGTAGTTGCGTCAACTCTAGCACTTGTTGAATTTTTGTGCAATATGGGCAACCGTCTTTTGAATAAACTGTGAACTTCATAATTCTTATAAAACTGAAAGTTATTTAGCGTTTACTGGAATTCCTTGTCCTTCAGGAAGCCACACTTGCTGTTGAAGTTCTATTGGAGGCAGTTCTTCTTTTGCAGCAGGCAATCCTTGTTGTCCAGGAAGTTGTTTATCTGTTGTTGATGTAACTGTAATTACTTGATCCATGATGAATTTTTGCTTTCGATAAATTCTTTTGTCTGGATCAAAACCAATCATTGCAAGTGCATCATTTTCTTCACCGCAATGAGCAATTACTCTACCTGTGGTTTTATCTATCACCACCCAATAATCATACATTCTTTTTCTTCTTATTGTTTTTTGTATTATAGGTTTCTTTTGATGGTCTGTAAAGACCTGGCCAAGTATCACGAATGATCTCTGCTAATTTATATGGAGTTGTAGATGATATCATAAATCCTGAAGTATAGACATAAAAAACATAAAGAATCCAAATGCTATAAAGGAAAAGAGTATAAAGAACATAAAAAAAGGAGTTCCTAGAACTCCTCTTATTTATTTTTTAGAGTGCATTACCCCTAGGCAAGACTTCCTCAGGAAATACAAAATTTTCATGGATTTGATCTACCGGCGCCATCCAAGCACGTAACCCCTCATTCAATAATATATTTTTTGTGTAAAAAGTTTCAAATTCAGGATCTTCTGCCGCACGAATCTCCTGACTTACAAAATCATAAGCACGAAGATTAAGGGCAAGACCAATGATACCAATGCTGGAAGTCCAAAGACCCATGACAGGCACAAATAACATGAAGAAATGAAGCCAACGCTTGTTGCTAAAAGCAATACCAAAAATCTGAGACCAGAATCGATTAGCAGTAACCATTGAATACGTTTCTTCTTCCTGTGTAGGTTCAAATGCTTTGAAAGTGTTTGCTTGATCACTATCTTCAAATAGAGTATTTTCTACAGTTGCTCCGTGAATTGCACAGAGTAGTGCTCCTCCCAGAATACCAGCAACTCCCATCATATGGAAGGGGTTGAGTGTCCAGTTGTGGAAACCCTGAAGAAACAAAAGAAACCTGAAGATTGCTGCCACACCAAACGATGGTGCAAAGAACCAACTGGATTGACCCAGAGGGTACATCAGGAATACGCTGACGAATACAGCGATAGGACCAGAGAATGCAATTGCGTTGTAGGGACGGATACCTACCAGACGAGCAATCTCAAACTGACGAAGCATGAATCCAATCAGAGCGAAAGATCCGTGGAGCGCCACAAAAGGCCAGAGTCCCCCAAGTTGGAACCACCTGACGATATCCCCTTGAGACTCAGGACCCCAAAGTAGAAGAAGAGAATGACCCATAGCATCTGCAGGCGTCGAAACAGCTGCTGTGAGAAAATTAGCGCCTTCAAGATAACTAGACGCCAACCCGTGGGTGTACCAGCTTGTAACAAACGTTGTGCCAGTAAGCCAGCCACCAAGGGCAAGATAAGCAGTGGGAAAAAGTAATAGTCCAGACCAACCCACAAATATGAAGCGATCGCGTTTAACCCAGTCATCCAGGACATCAAACCATCCTCGTTGTTGAATTGGTTGTGAAAGTGTTGAAGAAGTCATAACCTCCGTTATCGTTTCTCATATTTATCTTAACATTCCTTAATAAAAAGGTCAATAGAGATTTCTACCTATCCACAATAAATTACTCCAAGAGTAAATAAAACAAACACAAGAACTGTGAATACCATCATACCTACACCTGCCCAGATTACCCAGTTAGGCATAGGTTCGTTTTGAGTATTATGAGACATATTATTGGTGCTTTTGTAGATATTTAATATACTCCGCAAAGAGACTTATACTATCATCTGCTTGACCTAATATCATATTACACCTCCTACAAAGAAGTTGACGAACTTTACCAGTTTTATGATCGTGATCTACACAAAGTTTTTTCCATTTACCATCACCAGGTTTTTTACAAGTGGCACATACACCATTTTGATTTTCGTACATCTCCTGATGTTCCTGAAGAGTTATACCATAATTTCTTTTCAAGTCATTATTTCTTGTGCGTTCTGGATTTGCTTGATGTCTTGCTTTTACCCTTGCTTTATCACAGTCTTTACAAGCAGAGTGCCTCCTACCTGTTTTCTTATCACGCATATAGAACTCTGTAATGTTCTTCTCAACACCACAAGTCATACAGGTTCTATACAGGTCGGAGTATAGTTTAGTCATTTCGTGCTTTCTTTCGTGCTTAAATATTTATAAAAAAAGGAACTCCGAAGAGTTCCCCTTTATTATATTACCCGATGGTTGGTGCAGTCAAGGCAACAGGAGTGTTGCTAGCAGCAGCAAGATCAAGTGGGAAGTTGTGAGCATTCCTTGGGTTTTAACCTCTGTCGCCAGAGGGAGCGGACTATATCATCACTCATAAGAGTGTCGGACGCTAGTGGCGTATTACGGATGAAGCGTCATCCACCGCCTAGTCTCTGAACCTTCCTTACACGCTTGCAAGGCTTGGCTGCTGATTGTCTACAAGAGAGTTCCAGCAATTCATCCGATTTAACGAGCGCCATGCGTTCACAAAACGCTCGTGCATTACCTCCATGCCCAGTCCAGCACGGTTGAGAACATCAGCCCAGGTATTAACTACACGGTTCTGACTATCAACAATGGACTGATTGAAATTAAAGCCATTCAAATTGAAAGCCATCGTAGAAACACCAAGAGCAGTGAACCAGATGCCTACAACAGGCCAGCTAGCAAGGAAGAAGTGCAGCGAACGTGAGTTATTGAAGGAAGCATATTGGAAAATAAGGCGTCCGAAATAACCGTGAGCAGCAACAATGTTATAAGTCTCTTCTTCTTGACCAAACTTGTAACCGTAGTTCTGAGACTCATTCTCAGTGGTTTCACGAACCAGCGAAGAAGTCACCAGAGAACCGTGCATAGCACTGAACAGTGAACCACCGAACACACCAGCAACACCAAGCATATGGAAGGGGTGCATCAGGATGTTGTGCTCTGCCTGGAACACAAGCATGTAGTTGAATGTACCAGAGATACCCAGAGGCATCGCATCAGAGAAAGAACCTTGACCGAAAGGATAGACCAGGAATACAGCAGATGCAGCAGCAACAGGTGCAGAGTATGCAACGCAAATCCAAGGACGCATACCGAGTCGGTAAGAAAGTTCCCACTCACGACCCATATAAGCATAGATACCAATCAGGAAGTGAAATACAACAAGTTGGAAAGGACCACCGTTGTAAAGCCACTCATCCAGAGAAGCAGCTTCCCAGATGGGGTAAAAGTGCAGTCCAATAGCATTGGACGAAGGAATAACAGCACCAGAGATGATGTTGTTTCCGTACATGAGTGAACCAGCAACGGGTTCACGAATACCATCAATGTCTACAGGAGGTGCAGCAATGAAGGCAACAATGAAACAGATAGTAGCAGCAAGCAGGCAAGGAATCATTAGAACACCGAACCAACCGACATAAAGACGATTATCGGTTGAAGTAACCCAGTTGCAAAACTGTTCCCAAATATTTGATTGTGATTGTTGACGTGAAAGTGTAGCAGTCATTTGTTTAAATGAGTAGTAAGACCATCAGGGAAATGGTGGAGTTACTATTTCTCAGCACCCTTAGCTGAGATATGAGAGACGTTCTTATACACCCATAGGTCTCGGTTAGCGGGTGTTAGTAATGTTACAGAAAAGTTAAAATCCGTAACATTTGTTTACCTATTTATCATACTACGGTCCGTTACGTCTGTCAAGACCTTTCTGCTAAATACTTCCAGTGTTTATCAAAACATAAGAAAATGAAAAGACTTATTCTAGCCTTTTCGTTATTCTTCGCAATCCCAGTTAATGCTGCTGAAATCACATCAAGAATCACTGACTCCGTACAATTGAAAGTTGATGGTGCTGCTGTTCAATCAACTCGAATCGGTGCTTCGTATTCCGCTTCAGGAACTAATATCCAATCCACATCCTTTGGTGGTGTAGGTGGTGCTGGAACCTACGATATCAATACTCCAGGTCAAGCATTCTCATTTAGTGAGAGTTTCAATGCTGCTGATACTCCAGTAAATACACAAACAGTAACAAATGGTGTTATTGGAACACCAAATCTTTATGGAGATAGTGTAACTCAAGTTGGTGGTGAGAAAGGAACTCTCGCAGGAACCTTATCTCCAACTGGTGTTCCTACTGTAACTGCTGGTGGTGCAGGAACAAGTGCTACTGCACAACGTAGTATTGAACTGAGCGTATTCAAATGAGACATATCCTAGCAGGTTTATTCCTGTTAGGGTTCTGTTCTCCTGCCCTAGCAGAAAGTGTTGTGCCTAATTTTACGAGGGGCACAATCAATGCGACTACAGAATCTACTACAAGAATTGTAGAAGCAATTCGCCAAGTTGAATATACAACTGGAGAATCTTATACTGTAACTGGAACGAACATCAACATTCCTAGCACACCTCAAAGGGGTTCTGGGTATTCCATTATGACGCAAGGTGCTCCATTCCAGTTCTCGGAAACCTATCTCGGACCTGGAGTGGCCAAAGAAACATGGATAGATCGCACCACAGAAACTCAATCAACCACTACATCAATCTCTGTGTTTACCCAGTAATACTTATTTTATTGACTGCTTCTGGTAGAGCACAGCAGGCACCATCAAATACAAACATCGCAGGACCTTCAGCATCTGCTACTGGCAATGTAACAAACCAGGCAGTTCAGGTGCTTCAGGGTCCATATGCAATGAATACTTATGGTGGAGGCGTAAGTTGCCAGGGAGCAACATTTTCATTTGCACCTTTTGTAATTGGTAATGGAAATGCAAGTCAAGACCCAGAACAGTTTAGTTCATATTCTGGTAATGCTGGAGTATCAATGGGATTTAATATTCCATTGGATGGTTCATTACAAGAACTTTGTAAAGCAAGAGCAAGAGTTGAAATTTCGAGACAACAAGCAGAAACAGACAAAGCACGACTTGATTTTGAACTTGTAAGATTATTAAAGTGTGGTGAAGCAAAGAAATCCGGAATTGATTTCTTTCCAACAAGTCCTTACTATAAAGTTTGTGCAGACATTAACGTAGTAGTTCCACAACAAACTCCTACTTATAACGATGATTTAGTTGATATGTACAAACAAATGTCCCAGAAAATCAATGGAACCAATCAATACAATTGATACCAGTCAAGTAAGGATAATCGGAAATAATCCGATTAATGTTCCAAATTCAAACATTAGTCGGATTTCTGGTCCATCTGTAATTCCAACTGTAGATAAACCAATTCTTCAGCAAATAAATTCTCCAGTTGTTCGTGGTCTTGAAGTTCCTGTTATAAATGCACCAAATACAACTATACAATATCCAGTTGTAAGAGTTCCTACTCAAGCAGAATTTGATGCTTCCATAAGACCTCAACAAAAACAACAGGAACAACAACCTCCAGAAAAATCAAGAGGATTACCAGATCCTACCCCTGCACCTCAACTGCCTCCATCTGTTCAAACTCCTGCTATTCAAACTCCTGTTATTGAAACTACTAAACCAATTACAGAAGTTCCTGCAGATTTACCCAAACCTACCTTTACGGTAAATGGAATCGATATTAATTTACCTGATCCTTCTCTTGTTGCTACGGCTGGTGCTGTTGCAGTAGTTACCACTGCTGCAACAATGGCTTCAACAGCAGTCTTAAATGTTCTTAAGAATGCTGCTGAACCTATAATAAGAGAAGCGGCAAAGAATAAATTTAAAATTAAAATCAAACAAATCAAACCTGTTCTCCATTATGTTTTATCGGATGGAGGACATGTTGATGTATTTGAATACTCATCGGAAGGCACACGATTAGTCGCACAAACAGATAATGTAGAACAGTATATCCGTGACCAAGTAGATACCAATGCACTCTATGAGATAGAGAACAAAGTTATTATTGATGATGTGATGAAAGATAAATTCACAAAGGAGGGACAAGAGAGATTTAAAGGTCTCTATGCCCCACCGAAAAAGATTGCTAAGAAATTATCAGCCCGCCTTTCTTTTTGATTCTAGTAAAGAGAAATCTTTTTTCTTTGTTCCACCATCATATTCCCAAGCATATCCTTCATCAATCATTTGTTGATTAACAGACTTTTTCTTATTGACTGCGGATACTTCCTTATCACCAATAAAAAGATGTCCCAGAATTCTACCATACTTTTCGGTAGAATCTGGGAGTTCTGTTTTTACAATAACATCAGTTTGACCTTCTAGTTTCTTTTTAAGCCATTCTTTAACTTCAAGACCAAGCTTTTTCTCTTTAAGATCAGTTGTTCTGCTCTCTGGTGTATCGACACCAGCAAGACGAATTCTCTTAGTAAGAGAGATATCAAACCCCAAATCAATAGCAGCATCAATAGTGTCACCATCTACAACTTTAAGAACTTGTTTAATTCTGTAGATATAAGGATCCTTATCCATTAGAATGGTAATTTGAACTTCTCAGTATTTAGTTTAGGAATAGGTAACTTTTCAAATGCTTTATTGACTTGCTTCTCTACAACAGCACCAACAAATGCTTCTGGATTATCTAGAATCTTTTGTGCTTTCTGATAAGTAATATAAGCACACACACCAATCGCAGCACTAATGCTCAGACTTGTGATCGATAGAATTAGACTCAAATGTTTCATTTTTCATCTCCTCGTTTGCTAATTTTAGTATGTAGTAAATGATGTATGCGGTAAAGGCAAGTCCGCAAGACAATATTATAACTACTCCCCAAGGGAACTGGTCCATCAATACTTACCTTCTGTGCAATACTGAATTTTCTTATTTGGATAATATGGATACTTTCCTTCTTGTGGTTTCATATATCCACATCCAATTAACCAATCCATAGTCATTGGTGTAGGACGAATTTGATCCCAAAGAGGTCCCTTAGCACACATTTCAAGATGCCTTGCGGTTTGATTTAATTGTTCTTCTGCCCAGTTTGCATCTGCTTCCCAAGGAACTGCACGACTTTGCATCATTGATTCATATGTAAGTCGAGTTGATTTCATTATCCAAGTGGGAATTTCACTATCCTGATGCACTTGAGCCATAAAGGATGTTTGCAATCCACCACCCATACAATCCTGAACGACATGCCATCCTTCATGTCTCATTGTTCCTAAAAACTCTCTTGGATATTTAAG